CGATGGGCATCCGTCACTCCGATCAGCCGAACGTCAATCCGCCCGTCCCCGCCGCGTCCGCCAGGCGCTTGGTGTGCCTCGCGGTCTGCTCCGTCGCGCGGGCCGTGCGCTCGGCGGCGTCGCTGCCCGCGGCGAGCCCCTGCGCGGCCTTGGCGTTGAACGTGCCGCGCACGCTGATCCCCTTGGCGAGCAGGTCGCCCAGGCCCGCGATGCGCTCGTCGAACTCGGCCATCAAGTCGCGGGGCGAGCGGGACGGGCCTCGCTCGGCGTCCGCCGCCTCGCGCTTGCGCCGGGCATCTTCGATCGCGGCGGCCAGGCGTTCCTTCGCGGCGTCGAGGGCGGCACGAGACTCGGCCAGACCTGCCTCGGTGTCCTTGCGGAGAGCGTCCTGCGCGTTCTCGAAGTCCTGGCCGATCGCCGCGAGCGTCGCTTCATGGATGGCCGCGGCCTGCTCCCGCTCAGCGGCGCGGCGGCGTTCGCGCGCGGCCACGTCGCGCTGGGCGGCGTCTTCCAGTTCAACGAGGCGTGACTCCAACTGCTGGTCCACCGCTCTCTTGGCGGCGTCCACGTCGAGGCCGGAATCGAACAGCCCCTGAATCTCCAGCATGCGCTTGGCGACCCACGACGACGCGGACTCCCAGATCTGCTGGAAGCCGGTCGTGAAGTTGGTCCAGGTCTTGGAGAGGAACGCGGTTGTCTCGATCCACGCGACCTCGATCGCGTGGAATCCAATCTCGGCGGCGGCCAGCGCCCCGTACCACATGGACTGCGCCGTGCCGACGAAGAACTGCTTGGCCTGAAGCCAGACCTTGCTGAGGGCCGCGACACCCTGCTGCCAGGCGACCTTCAGGCTCAGCCACAGGATCTCGGCGGCCAGCGCGATGTCGCCCGCCGCGAGCGCATCAGAGATGCCGCCGATGACCTTGGTGGCCCAGTCGCGCAGGCGCGTGAACTGCTCCCCGAGCCACTCGAGGACGGCTCCGCCCGCGCCGCTGGTGACCAGGAGTGCTGCGCCCAACCCGACGACGGCCGCGACGACCAGGCCGATGGGGCTGAGCAATGCCCCCAGCGCCGCCCCCACGAGGCCGAACGCCGCGCCGATGCCCGAGACGACGCTCGCCAGCACGCCCATCGCCGCGCCGACGCCGGTGATCGCCACGCCCAGGCCGATGAGCGTGGCCCCGACCACCACGACCCCCGCCGCGACTTTCAGCGCCCAGACAACGAGGTTCTTGTTCCGCTTGATCCAGTCGGTGGCGGCGACGATGACGCGGGTGATGCGCTGCGAGAGGTCCTTGAGCGTGGGCGCGAGCGCCCCGCCGATGGCGAAGACGCCCTGCTTGACCACGCGCCAGAGGATGTTGAGCGTGTCGTTGAGTTCCGCGGCGTCCTTGGCCGTCTGCGTGCTGACGGTCAGACCCAGGCTGCGGGCCTGCTGCTGAAGTTCCTCGATCCCCGCCGCGCCTGACGAGAGCAGGGGCAGGAGTTTCGTCCCGGCGCGCCCGAAGATCTCCATCGCCAGCGCGGTGCGCAGCGCGGGGTCGGTGACCTGCGCGAGGCGGTCGGCCAATGCTTTGAACTGCTGGTCCGGAGAGAGGCCCGCGAGGTCGGCCACCGACAAGCCCAGCAGCGAAAGAGCCTGCTGCGCCGAGGCCGATCCCTTGGCCGCGTCCACGAGCGACCGCTGCATGAACTTCAAGCCATTCTCCAGCGTTTCCAGGTCCGCCCCCGACTGCTCGGCGGCGAAGCCCAGCTCGCTCAGAGCCTCGGCGCTGACGCCGGTGCGCAGGCTCATCTTGTCGAGGGCGTCGCCCATGCCGGAGAAGACCTTCACGCTGCCGAGCAGCGCCGTCACCGCGGCCGCCCCGATCCCCGCCAGGCGCGTGCCAGCGCTGCGCAGCCCCTGGCCGAAGGCCTCCAGGCGCTTCTGGGCGCGGCGGAGCCCGGCGCTGAGCTTGTCGCTCACGCCGAGTTCGACGAACGCCCGTCCGGCCCGGATGCCCCGCGTGTCGGCCACCGCTCAACCTCCCTTGCGAATGGAGTTCCGCCACAGAAGCGGCAGCTTCGGCCGCTCCCTCTCCAGCGCCGGGGCCATGAAGGGCCGCGCCGCGATCTTGACCTTCCGAGACACCAACCGTCCCCGCCGCCGTTGATGAACCACCGTCTCCCCGCCGTGTTCCAGCGCCTTGGGCGCGGTGCTCTTGGCGAACCCCACCGGGCCCACGACCACCGAGTCGCTGGCGCGGTCATACCCAAAGAGGATCAACTTCCGCAGGCTCCCCTCGTGCGAGTGCGGCGGCTTGCCCGGCGGGGCGGTGCCCTTGCGCTTGCGGATGCTCGTCCTGGCCGCCGTGCGGATGAACGCCCCGGCCTGGCTGAGCACCTTGCGCTTGGCCGAGTCCATCGCCCGCATGACGACGTGCCGGTCGAAGAACATGTCCTTGATCCGCATGGTGATCACCCCGAACCCCTCCAGCACACTAACAAACTATGCCATCGATCAACATAGTCGCGCGTATATGCAGACATTTCCGATTTAGCGCATCACTTACGCTTGACATTGATGCGTGTAAGTGCGACAATGGCATAGTTATTTGAAAAAGGAGACCGCCAATGACCACTGAAGACCTCGTGAACGTCCTGGTTCCTCGCAAGCACCTTTCGCAGGTGTACGGGTTGATCGCCCAGCTCGAAGGTGCGACCGCTGCCCCAACGGCGACCATCGACGAGTTGCCGACGAGCAGCGACTCGACCGACGAATGGACTCCCGCCCGCCTTCGCACGATGGTTGAGGACTCCGGACCTGCGATGCGCGACATCCTCCGCGCATTGGCATTGCGTCCCGGAGAATGGCAGACCACGCAGGATCTGGCTACGGCGCTGAAGAACAAGCCGAAGGCCGACTGGAACACCATCGCCGGGACGCTCGGAGCGTTCGGCCGTCGCGTCAAGAGCAGGTACGGCCTTGAGACGTGGCCGTTCCAGTACAAGCGTGACCACGACCGGCACTGCTGGATTTACACCATGAGCCGGGAGATGGCGACGAAGGTGCTCGCCTTGCTCAACGGCAAGTGATCCAGCACGGACGCGCGGGGCGGGGTGGCGACGTGTCACGACGTCGCCCCCTCTGTCGCCATGTCGCGGCCGGTCTCCAGGCCCTTGTTGAACGACGCTTCCTTCTCCTTGCGCAGCCGCCCGCTGCCGATGAACAGCCCGACGATGCCGGTGAGCGCCGGCAGCGCCGGGCCGAGCACGGGCAGGCCCGCGACCGTCGGGCCGACGGTGTCGAGGGCCGAGAGCGTGTGTTGCCCGAGCAGCCCGCGGACCTCGCCGGCGCGCTGGATGTTGCCCTTCCACTGCGCGCCGGTGGCCTGCACCTGGTTGAACCAGTTCTGGTACTCGACTTCCGCCTCGTTCAGCGAGAGCGTCGAGCGCAGGCCGGTCGTCTGCTGGATCGCGTTGGGCGTCTTGACCTTGACGAGGTCGCCCAGGTCGATCCCGGCGCACGAGGCGAGCACGAGCGCCAGGAGAACCAGGCCGACGAGGTAGACGACGTGACGGGTGGAGAGCGAGCCGAGGTACTTCATCCGTGAACCTCCATGGGCAGGTCGGGGACCTTGCCGTCGATGAACACGTCCTTGAGGACCGAGACGGGGACGGTGATGCGGCGTTGTGCGTGAGAGCGCTGGGCGAAGGGGTCGAAGTCGCTGGGCTTGAGTCGGCGGGATCGCTTGGGGTCGCGGTGCAGGTTGGCGATGACCGAGAGGCACGAGGAGGCGATAGACCAGTTGTGACGCTGCCGCCCTTCGAGCATCTCCACCAGTTCCCGCAGCGTCAGGGGTCCGGGATCGACGCCGACGGCTCCGGCGCAGTGCCAGACGAGTCGCCAGGCGTCGGCGGCGGTGGGTCCACCCGCACAGCCTCCTCCAGCGCGGTCTCCGCCAAGCGTTCGAGTTCCCCGCTCTGGATCAGGTGATCGATCCGCCGCGTCGCTAGGTCCCTCGCCTTGTCCATCACTTCCCGCGTGGCCTGGAGCACCCGCCCGAGGTTGGCCCGGTCCCTCGGGCTCGGGCAGAAAGCCACGAGCTCCTCCAGGAGTGCGGCGGTGGCGTGCTCGATGGCGTCGCCCGCCATCGCCCGGCCGAAGTCCTCGTCGGAGATCGACCTCGCGTCCGCCTCGGGCTTGCACAGGGCGTAGACCACGTCGCAAAGCAGCACGGGGTCGCGCACCAGGCGCTCGAGCAGGCCGCCGGTGCCCTCGATGGGCTGCATGAGGTCCACGCGCACCAGCCCGCGCACGCGCTTGAGCGCCGCGACGTTGACTTCAACCTGCCACTGCCTGCCCGCGTTGTCCGTGAATGTCTGCATTCGTGCTTCCTCCGTGAGGTAAGTGCGTGTGCGTGTGGATTAGCCGCCGATCCATGAAGGCGCCGTGGCCGAGTACGTCACCTTCGCCGTCACCGAGACGGTGATCGCCTCTTCGAGCGCCTCGCTCCGCGAGAAGTTGGTGATCGAGAAGTCCGCCTGAAGGCCCTGGCCGCTGGTCCCATCGAGGACCTGAAGGCCGATGACGGCGTTGTTGAAGAAGGCGTTCTTGATGGCGGTGAACCCCGCGTCGGCGGTGTCCCACACCATCTCGAACTCGACGCTCGCTTCCTTGAGCGTGCCGACCGTCGCGCGCCAGCCCGCGTTGGCGCGGGTGGTCACGTCGGCCTCGCCGGTCTCGAGGTTGAGCGTCACGTCCTTCACGTTGCCCAGGGCCGTCCACGAGCCGCCTCCGGCCTGCCCGCCGGTCTTGTACTTGAGGACCGCCTCCATGCCCAGTTTGATCGCCATCGCCGTGCTCCTTGCTTCTCGTGGGGGTGGGGCTCGTGGGGGTTCAACCGCTGTGCCCGACCACGTACACGCACTCGCCCGCCTTGCTCTTGATCTGGATCTGCGACAGGTCCACGCGCTCCAGGCGGTACTGCGCGCCCGGCGGGATCAGCAGTTCCTTGCCGTCGGTCCCCTTGAGCGTGGCGTCCTGCGTGTTGGTGTGCGCGAACGTCAGCGTGCACGTCGCCACCAGCGGCGTGGCCGACAGGGCGACGTAGTTGCTGTCCAGATCGATCTTGAGCGCGATGAAGTTCCGCACGACCCCCACCTCCTACCTCCGCACCCGGTACGTGACACTCAGGACGCTGGTGAAGACCCGGTGCTGCTCCAGCGACTCGCTCGACACCACGGGCTCGTGGGCGATGCCAGCCCACGCGGCCTCGGGCGCGCCCGGCAGCCTCGTCAGCCGCAGGCGGTCGGCGATCTCCTCGACGAGGTCGAGCAGGGCGTCGATCTCGGCCTGCTCGTTCGCAGGGGGCAACTTCTGCTGCACGCCCACGTCGATGACGCACTCGAAGACGCTGCTGTCGCGGCTGGCGGCTGAGATGCCCACCGTCCGCGGCACGACCGACACGCGCAGGTCCTTGAGGTCCTCCAGCGTGAAGGCGGGCTGGTACATCCGCTCGGCGCTCACCGGGCGCGAGTACGTCCCGGCGTTGATGTGCGCGGCAACCGCGTCGGCGATTGTCGAGATGGTGCTCATGGGCCACCCCTTCCGTTGAGCCGCCCTTCGAGGTACGACACGCGCCGCTCGATCGCCTGGTACTCGGTGCGCAGGGCCCGGGCCTCGACGATGAGTTCGTCCAGTCGCTTCTCGACCTGCTGGAGCTTGGCGGTGACCACGCCCCACTGGACGGTCATCGCGCCCGCCGCCAGGAGGATCGTGACGACGATCCCCGCCCACTGCACGCGCAGCGACGCCTTGCCGCCGTTGGTGCCGTTCTGTCCGTTCGGTCCCGTCATCACGCCTCCGTGCCCACGAACTTCGTGTGAACCCGCATCACCCGCCGGTAGGGATCGCTGAATCGCCAGGGCGGCTGCCCGCCCGGCGCGTTCACCTCATACACCAGCACCTGCGTCCCGGCCTGCTCTCGCACCTGATCGCCGGCCTTGGGCTGGATCGGGCCTGCGCCCAGGTCCAGGTCCGCCGCGCGGATCAGGAAGTCCCGTGACTCGACGC